GTTTTCATTTCTATGCTCCACAAATCTAAGTTCTCTGGTGTCTGCATTATATAATAATAAGCAAACATTCTTTTCTTTCTGTGTTAATGTTCTAATTTTTCTATAATGATCTTTATCATTTTTAGTAGACCTTACAGTTTTTACATCTATCAAAATAGTTTCTCCAGTATCAGGATGCCAAGCTATCATATCAACCATGCCTTGGCTACCCGCATTAGGGAAGACTTCATAACCGTGATCCCATAGCCAGGTCACAGCATAGTATTCAGCTAAGTCACCCTTCCTACTACTTGAATGTTTAGTAGAATTTACTCCAGTTATTTTCATATAGTCTAAAGTCTTATCCATTCCATGCTTTTTATAATAAGTATAACAGGGATGACCAGGATTACCTAATCTATATCTCTTACTATCAACATACTTACGGGATTTATTCTCATAAAATCTAGCATAAGGTATAATCATATTACTTTCCTCTTAATTAATTTCATTTAAAAAATCTTCTAAACTCATTAGTTCTCTTTGATCTAAGGCATGTAAATTACCCCAACCAAGATCAGTGATTGTATTCTTATTTAAAAGTTTTTCTTTTTTAGCAAACCCGGCTAAAGAGTAGGTTGGTAAAGAACCTATCATCAACATATAATAATTACAAGGCTTATCTATTTTTCCTAGACCAGCTATAAGTCTTCCTGTTTTATATTTTGTTGTTTTAACATCAATAGTTATATTAAAAATTTTCAAATCATGGGTTGGCATTTTGTTTACTTGTAAGTCAGGCCATAAATTTAATAATTTAGCAGCAGCAAGCTCAGACCCCACTCCCTCTAAATCAGTTTCGAGGTCTGATTGCGGCCCTTTACGAGCATTGTAAATTCCTTTTGATCTTGCATTTTTAAATCTTTGTTTTCCAATAAACCTTGCAATCCTTGATTCGGTTTCGCTGAGTGTACTTTCAATGAGTTTCATACCAATTATCTCCTATGTTATATTCACCATCTAAAGGACATTCCATGTTAAAGAATGTACCTGCTATTTTAATAGCGTCCACTCCTAGTTTACCTACTTCTTCAGCATCTTTCTTAGCTACTTCTATCTGCCACTCATCATGTATGTTTGCTACAAAATGAGCATCAAGATTCTTTTCCAATATATATTCATTAAGAAGCTGTAGTGCTTTCTTCATTACAATAGCTCCCGCTCCTTGAAGGAGAGCATTTAATGCACTATGGCTGGAGCGAATAAATATTTTTCTACCATCTAATCCTTTAATGTATCCCCTTTCTGCTGCTCTTGTAACTCTACTTTTAAGATTCGCAAGTGATGGTAGACCAGAGAGGAAGCGTTGTTTAAGTTGTTGACCATCTCTTCTACCTCCGCCAACGATTGTTCCAAGTTTAGCATCTCCTGCTCCGTAAATGAAGGCATAGATAAACGTCTTTGCCTGAGTTCTTGATTTAAGTCCAGCAAGTTTTTGATTAGTGGTGTGTATGTCTCCGGTGAGAACTTCATTAGTAAACTCCTTATCATTCATGTAATGGGCTAACATTCTTAATTCTAAACTAGAGGCATCTATACCTACTAACTTATATCCAGGTGGTACGATCCAACAACTTCTACAATCCTTACCATAAGGAGAAGAAGGGCTAGGCACTTGGGCCAGGTTAGGTTCTCTATGTGTCATGCGTCCCGTGATAGTCCCGTTAGTATTAACAAAACCATGTACTCTGCCTGAGTCATCTGCCTTTTCTAACCAAGATTTAATTTGTGCGATACGCTTTTGAAACATTAGATAATCAGCAATCAGTTGTGCTTGCGGTATACCTTTTATTTTTCTTAGAGTACCCTCATCCACTATTGGTTGCCCAGTAGGTGTAAGATTCACAGGCTTCCAACCAAACTTTTGTAAGTATTCTCCTATCTGTTTGCGAGAACCCAAGTTAAACTCAACACGGTTTATTCTTTCAAGGTGATCTGCCTCATTTAAAGCATCATACTCTTCAGAATTTAATCTGTATTTAGTTCCTAAAGAATCCACCGCCATCTTAGAAAGTTTACCAGCCGCTGTTTTTACAGGATATAAAATTAATGTATGTTCTTCTGGTTTAAATTCTTTATGAACTTCCTTAACTGTTTCATCTAGCTTGCTTTGTAAAAGAGCTATCAATAAACTTGAGAACTTAACATCTAATAAGAATCCTTTGTCCCTCTGCTTATTAAGTATAGCATATACTTTTTGTTCTAGATTAATAGAGTCCCTTGAAAAGCCTAGCCGTTCTTGATTTAAAACATCATAAACTTTTTTATTTATAAGAACATCTCTTTCACAATACTCAACCATCTCTTTGGAAAAAGTTTCGTATTCTTCAAAATCAATTTTATGAAGACCCACTCTAAACCCCCAGGATTCTAATCCATGATTGCCTTCTCGTACCGGATTAAATAATCTGGACAATACAAGGGTATCCACCAAAATTTTATTGGACAAATCAATGTTAAGTAGTTCCTTAATTACTGGTATATCATAACCAATTATGTTATGTCCAATTAATTTGTCGGCTCTTTCTAATCTTTTAATTCCTTCAATTAAAGCATCACCATAGTAAGAATTTATTTCTTCTGTATGTATATCACAAATACTAACACACCAGATTTTAGTAGCCTGTAACCCATCCGTTTCTATATCAAATACTAAAGATGTCATAACTCTCCTCCATCATCATTATCAAAACACTCTTCATCAATCTCAGACAACCTACCAGTTTCTTTATCATAAAGCAAGTGTGCTGCCATACCAACATCCCCAGTATATCTAGATTTTAAAACACGTAGGTGAGTGGTATTTGCTTCCTCTTCGTTTTCTGCTTGTTGATTTCTTTCTAAAGCAATTACACAATCTGATAATTGTGCAATACTTTGGGAACCCCTGAGATGATTTAATCCTACAGCGATTCCATTCTCATGCCCCCTGTTACCTTCTACTCTTCTAAGATGGGAAACTAATATTAAACCTACCCCGGTTTCTTCTACAATAGAACGTAGCTTAGTCATAATACTATCAATGGTTCTTCGTTCATCTCCCTCTGTAGTAGCTGATACTAGCATATGTAAATGATCTACTATTACCCATTTACAATCACAGCCAATAATCATAAATCTAATCTTACTAAAGATTTCATCTATGTCATTGGAACCAAAGTGAGCATGAATCCATACCCTTCCGTTGTCATAAATTTTAGTATAGAGTTCATCTAAAAAATCCTTATCATACTTCTCTCTAATATGATCTATATATAATCTATCGTTTGCTTCAATAGACATTAAACAATCCAGAGTTCTCAGATCGTGTTCTTCTAAAGCAACTATTCCTACGTTGTCTTCAGTCTCTTTTATTAGCCAATGTTCTAGCTCTCTAGTAACACTAGACTTACCTAGACCAGTTCCTCCCGTCCATGTAACTAGTTCTCCGCTTCTTAATCCATAAAGTTTTTTATTAAGACCGGCCCAGGGATAAGGAACAGTGTTCATCTTCTCTCTATTAAAGTATTTCTCTTTTAAATCCTTAGCATTTACAACTCCGCTTGGTGTATATATTTTAGCAGCCCACCAAGATGTAACGTAAGCGTGATGATTACCTTTACGCAACATATCGTTAGCATCTTTAAATTCTTCAGGAAGAGTTAATATCTTAGCCTTTCCCGGTGTTAATAAACGAGCCACTTTTCTAGCTGCTAGTTTCCCAGGTTTATCATTATCAAAATTTATAACAATCTCATCAAATTTTTCTAGAAACTCTAACGCTTGTTTTATATCTTTGACTGCACCAGAGGCTCCATTCTTTATAGAAACAACAGGCCATTTAGAACCTAGTAATTCATAAGCAGCCATTGCATCACACTCCCCTTCAACTACAGTAATGTACTTACCTCCTGTCTGAAACAACTGCTCTCCAAACAACCCAGTTCCATGAGATGTACCCCTCCATGAAAACATTTTATTTTGTTCCCTAACTTTGTAACCTTCTATTTCATTAGCCACATAATAAGGATAAAAATGTTTTACAATTTCTCCTTTAGTATTCTTTAATGCTTTCACTCCATATTTTTTTGCAGTCTTTAAAGAGATACCTCTGTCAGTTAAAGATACAAAAGAGCCATCGGCAGTATTCATTGAATTATTCCTATAAGTTTTAATATCTGTTGGTTCATTAAGTGGAGCATCACAAGATTCTTTATAAGAAGTGAGTCTAGTTTGGCAACTAAAGCACCAAGCTGATCCATCTGCATTTAAAGACACAGGGTCACTCCCTCCGCATGAAGGACATGGGAGTTTATGTTTTATAAAAGCCATAATTAATCCTTTGATTTTTTAGGTTTACTTATTTCCTCAGCTATTTCACAGCCCGGAGTGCATTCATTCTTTACAAGAGAATTATGAAATGCAGTAATAGCTGCCTTTTTAATTTCACATTGAACCATTAATTCTTTCATATCCTCGGTAGCTTTTTGGGCTAAGAAATAATTTCTCTTACCTTCAGAACTGAAAAGGGAGACATCGAAGTCTCCCCACTCAGTCCGAAAGATAATGGTAGGTTTATCTTCCGGTTTTAATTTCACAGCTCATCATCCTCCTCTAAAGATTCTTCTACATTAAACTCATCGCCAGCAGCATTATAAGATACAAGATCAAGAACCTGAACAGCTTGAAGATCAAGACCTTTATAAGTTTTACCCTGACGAGTGACCTCCCATTCCTTATACTGAACTTTTACTTTCGATCCATTGCCAACAGAAACATCAATTTCATTTTTACTTCTGTCGAAAAGTTTAGGAGCAGGTCTTGTGCTTCCATTCGGCCCACTTACTTTGCGCTTAATTACAAGTGCTGGCCCTTCATCCATGTCCTTTACAGGGAACCCACGATCTTTAAATTCAGTGGCGATCTTATCTTCTACAACTAAGTTAAGACAATACACAGGGTCAAACGTAGTATTAGGATTAGTAATACTTGCCCATACTGCTATTCCAGTTTGTACAGCCATATCATATACCTCCTTTCGGTATGTATTTTCATTTCAATTTAATAATATCCTTATCTTTCTTTCCATTATGCTTACTATAACATAGTTTAGTTATAAGTAAAAGCATTCTTTGTGAACCTTGCCTAATGAATTAGATCAGGTTCCTTATCTTTTAAATAATTCAATACGATTTGTAGAGCTTCAAGAAATTCTATGTCCTCTTTTTTTTCTAAAGGACTTCCTTCTAAAGCTGCTTCATAATCAGTTAACCATTCGTATATTGATTTCTTTTCTTCGTATTCATCATCCATTTCTTTCTCCTATAGTTATAGTTTGTACGCTTGTACAAAATCCATACATAATTGTAGTAACATTATAAGTATGGGTAGTTAAATGTTGATGCAAGTTACCCTCTTTAATATCTTTTAATATTTTCTTCCGTATACTCTTCTTCCTTCCATCATCATACCAATCATCCAGAATCTTTATATCTTTTAATCTTAATCTATGTGCCGGAACCTCATTAAGTATTTCATATTTCCATACACATTCTGAAGGATCGTCTTCGGAGTCATCGAAAAATCTAATGCCTTTGATCATAATAAGTTTTCCATATAGTAAGCGTTCCATCGTTTAAGCGTTCCATAGTTTAAGCGTTCCATAGTTTAAGCGTTCCATCAGCTATGATCCAACTGTTTAACCTGTAGACAGGTTCCATATTGTTCTGCTATAGCACAACCAATCCCCTTATAAGTTTTTGATCTCATTTTCCATCTATTTTTTGAGGGTGAAAGATAGTGCATTTTCATTTGTTCTTTTTTAGGCAGAGAATCATATATATTTTTAACATTATTTGTAGCAATTAATTTAGGCAGGTTATGTAACCATAGCCCTGTCTTTTTAGATTCGGGATGTCCAAATTCATAGGGTTGAATATATTGGGCAGGTTTAAATGGCAGAACGCCGACAGGATTTTCCATTATAGCAAATCTACTATGTCCTTTTATTAAATTCCAAAGATCAGTAGTCCACTGAATAGCCTCTAATCTTTTAGAGTGTTTCTTCATTCCTCTTCCATACCAAGCATTGCCACTAACTGCTAAGGCTGTACAGGGGGGATGAACTAAAATTAAATCCCATTGTAATTCTCTAATAATTTGAATGGCATCTCCAATAATGTGATAGCCAGAACCGCCGCCAGCACCATCATCATCAGCGGGTAATAGATCACAACTATATATATTCCAGGCGAAATCATTTCTATTCGAATACTCTTCAAAAGCCTTCCGAGTTACACCGCTTGTTTCCATTGCTATTAATATATTCATTTTATTTTCTCTTAACATAAAGTCTTATGTGTGTGGAACAATCTATTGGTTGACCTCTTTGATATAGTTTCCAATTTAATCCTTCTTTTAAATGCTGTCCTCTAACTCTCACTTCCCATCCATCTTTATTTAAATACTTTCTAAGTTGGGTTATAAAAAATTTACCTACATCATCATTAGGAATTTCGCTTAGTAAATATTGATGTCTCATTTTAAATCTCCGTATTTATTATATTCGATACCAACCCCTTCCATTATAACTCGCATATGTTCACAAGTTTCATCCCAATTTTCTGGACGTTCATCACCATCCCAAGTTTTATCTAACTCATTCCAAATATAACGGAAGGCAGCTATAGTTTTTTCTTTATCTTGAATATGAGTAATCATTATATAATATCTCCGGTGTCTGAAGTAACAAACTGTTCAGTTCTTTTATCGTAATACATTCCTAATTGCTCAGTTATTTTATCTAATGCTAACTGAAATTCGAGATCGTCAGCTCCCCAATTATCTACATCAGATATTATCTTTAAGGCTTCTGATATTTTCATTTCACTTTTCACTTTTTTCATAATTCTTTCCTTAAAAAGAGGGGGCTTTTACACCCCCTAAAAACCACATAATTTAAATTAAAAGCAGGGGCAACCGTACCTCTCCGTTGCCTCTAAACCACACTACTCTATCGCTACC